GATCGAATGCTGACGCGGTACGCTTGCACGGCGGCGGAATTGTCGTGCGTGATCGGAAACATCTTCGCGGAGCTTTCGCCGCCATGCGGCGGGTGCGGCGCGGAGGTATTGCAGATCACAGGAACAACGGTTACAGGGAACGCGGCAAAGCTGACCGTTACCGAAGCGGGCTTCGATTTCGACGGGTGCGCCGACGATACCGCGATAATCGAGCGAATGCGGAAAGGACGGTGCATTTATGCAAAGACCGGAGCGGGAGCGAAAAGAACCGACAGAATTCAACGTGATTGTGAAGGCGAAAGACCTTGTAAAGCACACCTTCACGATCACGAACAGCACGGAGCGTTACCCGAAGAAATACCGCTTCACGCTTGTAAACAGGATACAGGATAAAGCGGTGGACGTTTACGAATGCGTACTTGAAGCGAACGAATTAGACCTTCGGGACGCGCAGGAATACAGACAACGGCAGAAGCTACAAGCAAAGGCGCTGACCTATTGCAAGGAGCTTCTATTTTTCATAGAGCTTTCGCAGGAAATGGGCTTTATTTCTATGAGCAGTTGCGAATATTGGTCAAAACTTGCGCTTGAAGTGAAGTACATGACGACCGCGTGGAAGAAGCGGGACAAAACGAGAGCTTGAAAAACGTTCGGGGTACATCTTGATACGCCTAATTCGTCGAACGCCAACAACGTCCGCAACGTCAATTCGGACGGCTCTTTGAACAACAACAACGCGTACAACGGCAACAATGGCGTTCGCCCGCTTCGGTGGACTATGTGAACGAGTAGGCACAGCCGAAAGCAGAATACCACCATCAAAGGAAGGTGTATCCCGTCGCCGCTATCCACGGCGGGGACGAATACAGGATCGCCGATACCGGAGCATACCGCCTTCCGGCGGCTGGCAAAGGTTATAAACAGCGAGGATTTTTTATTATGACAGACTTTGAAAAGATACACAGTTTTGAAAGCCTATACAATGCCTACCGAAAGGCGCGGCAAGGCAAGAGGTGGAAAGGAGCGGCGGCAAAGTTTGAAGTTAATCTTCTTGAAGCGCTGAACCTATTAAGCGCGCAGATCAGAACGAAGCGCTATACCATGTCCCCGTATAACACGTTCGAGGTATACGAACCGAAGCGCCGCGTGGTTATGTCGAACAGCTACAAAGACAAGGTTGTTCAACATTCGCTTTGCGATAACGTGCTTGAACCGATTTTGACAAGATCGTTCATTCGCGATAACTACGCGTCACAGGTGGGGAAAGGTACGCATTACGGGTTAGACAGGCTTCAAGAGTTCATGCGGAGGTTTTACAGGAAGAACGGAATTGACGGCTGGATATTGAAAGGCGATATTTCAAAGTATTTCTATTCGATCCGGCACGACGTTTTGAAAACCTTAATCCGCGAGAAGATAACCGATCCGGACGTTTTGTGGCTTGTCGATCTTATCATCGACAGCACCGAAGGAAACGTCGGAATACCGATCGGCAATCAGACTTCACAGCTTTTCGCCCTTCTCTACCTTGACGGGCTGGATCACTTCGTAAAGGAAAAGCTGGGTATCAAATATTACGGGCGCTATATGGACGACTTCTTTTTGATCCATCACGACAAAGCATATTTGCAGGAGTGCCGGAAGCAGATTGAAGCGTTCGTACAGGCGCGCGGGCTTTCGCTGAATGCGAAAACAAATATCTTTCCCTTATCACACGGCGTGGATTTCTTGGGCTTTCATACATACTTGACCGAAAGCGGCGCGGTGATCCGCAAGGTGCGCCGCCGGAGCAAGAACAATATGAAGCGAAAGTTGAAGAAATTAGCCGCCCTTCACGCGGCGGGACGGATCGACGCAAAGACCGTTGAACAATCCTATCAAAGCTGGAGGGGACACGCCGAAAAGGGAAACAGTTATCACTTGATCCGGCGGACGGATCAGTTTTACAACGGCTTAATGAAAACAAAGGAGGCGGCACAATGTCAAAAACATTAGGCAGTTTGTCGGTGGGCGCGAAGATTGAAGTTCCGGTTCTTTCGGCGTATCAATCGCGCTTCGGATCGAAGATCGTTTTCAAGATCGCCGACAAGAACCACAGCGGCTACCCGTCGAATTCCGTAACGCTGATTACGGAAAAAATCATTCAGTTAATGTGCTTCGACGCAAAGGAAGCAAGCAACAGCAACAGCGATCGGAAACAATACGGCAATAATCGCTATCAGCATTCAAACATTCTGCAATGGCTGAACAGCAACGCGGCGGCGGGTAAGTGGTACAGCGCAAAGCACAGCGCAGACGCGCCGCCCACGAACGCGAACGTATGGAACAATTACAACGAATACGACGCGTGGGCGGGCTTCCTTGCTATGATTGATCCGAAGTTCGTTGCGGAGCTTCTGACAACAACGCAGACCGTCGCAAGAAATACCGTTACCGACGGCGGAAGCTATGAAACGGTAACGTCAAAAATGTTCCTTCCGTCCACCACAGAAGTGGGGCTTGCGAATGAAAACAATATCGCAGAAGGAACGCTTCTTGCGCTATTCAGCAACGACGCTTCCCGCGTCGCTTATCCTACGGCGCAATGCGTGAGCAATTCGGAGTACACGAACGCCAATTTCAGCACGTCAAAGGGCTGGTATTGGTGGCTTCGAACGCCTAATTCGTCGTACGCCTACTACGTCCGCTACGTCTATTCGGACGGCTCTTTGTACTACGACTACGCGTACAGCGGCAACATTGGCGTTCGCCCGCTTTGTAATCTTAAATCTTCTATCTTGGTATCTGACAGCCCGAACAGCGACGGAAATTATACGGTAATCTACAATTCCGCGCCTTCCGCGCCACCCGGCATTACCGCGCCAGCAACGTGTTACAGCGGGCAGAACATCAACATTTCTTGCGCGGCGGCGACCGATCCGGACGGCGACGCGCTGACCTATTGTTTCGAGCGCTCATACAACAGCGGCGCGTGGACACAGGTTCAAGCGTCCGCAAGCAGGACGTTCACGGAAGCGGTATCGACCGCGTGGAACACGTTAAAATACCGCGTCCGCGCAAAGGACAGCTACGGCAATTATTCCGCGTACACCACAAGCGGAGATATTGCCGTAATTCATAACCAGCCGCCCGTGATTTCCGGCAGTAATGCCGATCTTGGGATCAAGCGCGCCGATTTCACCTATCAATACAGCGTAACCGATCCGGACGGCGACACGGTGAACGTTGTTGAAAAGATCGACGGAAAGACAATCGCGACGAAGAACGCGATCACGCTGGGCGCAACGCAGACGCTTTCCGTTTCCGGAAACACCTTCACGGCGCTTACGAACGCAAAGCACACGATCACGATTACGGCGACCGACAGCGCAGGAAATAGCGCCGTCCGGACGCTGACGTTCACAAAGTCGATTGCGGGCTTCGTTATCACGCTTTCCGCGCCGCTGGAAGCCGACAGCCAGCCGACGCGCGCGAATATCAAAGTAACGCGAGATATTCCGGCGGGCGGCACGTTCAAGGTTGATGCGACGAACAATCCGTTTGACGCTTCCCCCGTTTGGGAGGATTGCACGAACGCGGTTGTTCAAGGCGTTGCACACGTTTTCACAAACAAGATCAACACGGCGGCACGGTACGGAATGAATATCCGCGTAACCGTCCAGCGCGGCGACGCGCTGACCGCTTGCTGGGTATCGGGGATCGGGGGGAATTTTGAATGAGCGTAACACACAAGAAGAGCGGAAAACAGATCGGCGCGGCAGAGCTTGAAGCCTTGCGCGCTTCGATCATGGCGGAGGTTGAAGCCGCCCGCGCCGAAACCGAAGAAAGCATTATTTCGAGTATCCGCAATAACCTTGTTTCCATTCCGGAGCAAGGCGAAGAGTGGAACGAGAAGAAAAGCTATATCACGGGCGACGTGGTAACGCTTGACGGCGTGAGCTACACGGCGACGCATTACAGCCGTGGGAAATCCCCTGCTTCAAATCCGGACAAATGGACGCTTACACCGACCGAAGAGCAAATCGGCGCATGGGCTGACCTTCCGGACGGCGAAGTAATCACGGAGGGAACAAAGGTAACGCACAACGGGAAGAAGTGGGTATGTGTCGCACAGCACTTCAAATCTTCCGTCTATTCCCCGCGCGTCAATTCGACGAAGTGGGAAGAGATCACATAACGGCAGGAAGGAGGATCAACGATGGACACTTTCACAACGGTTCTTTCCGTCTTTTCTACCGTATGCGCTATCGTGTTCGGCTATATCGCTTTTGTTCGTAACAGGGACAAGGACAAGGAAAGCAATGTGAAGCACGACGCGACCGTTTTAACCGAGATCGGATACATCAAGGCGAACACGGACGAAATCAAGGCGGAGCAGAAGGAACAGCGAAAGACGAATACGGAGTTCGTAACGCGCTTGACCGACGTTGAAGCGTCGGCGAAACAGGCACACAAGCGGCTTGACCACATCGAAAAACGAATGGATCAAGCAGAGTAACACCAGCGGCGGCGGGGGCTTCCCCGCCGCTTCTTCATTGCAAAGGAGGTATTAAATGGCACTTAAAGGGAGCAACAACGAAGCGCGAATATGGAATTATTGTATCGCGCGGGGATTAACCGAAGCGGGGGCGGCGGGCTTGATGGGTAATCTTTACGCCGAAAGTGCGCTTAATCCAAAGAACCTTCAAAACAGCTACGAAAAGAAGCTGGGACACACGGACGAAAGCTACACGGCGGCAGTTGACAACGGGACGTATGGAAACTTCGTGCGGGATCGCGCAGGATACGGGCTTGCACAATGGACGTATTGGAGCAGGAAGGAAGCCTTGCTTGCTTTCGCGCGTTCAAAAGGAAGGTCAATCGGCGATCTTGAAATGCAGTTGGATTTCTGCTTCAAGGAGCTTTCGAGCGGATACAAAGCCGTATTGAATACGCTTAAAACCGCAACGACCGTTCGCGCCGCTTCCGATAGCGTTCTTCTGAAATTTGAACGTCCGGCGGATATGAGCGAAGCCGCACAGAAACGGCGCGCAAGCTACGGGCAAAAGTATTTTGACAAGTACGCCGTGGCGGGCAAAGACACAAAGAAGGAGGAAAACAAAGTGGGGAAAATGACAAGCGCCGCATTCGTCGAAAAGCTGATCGACGTTGCAAAGAATTATAAAACGCTTTATGTTATGGGTTGCTTCGGCGCGCCTATGTCGGCGGCGAACAAAAAGCGCTATACAAGCAATCATACATACAACAAACAGGCGGCGCGAACGCGCATGATTAACGCCGCAAGCGCGGATACGTTTGGCTTCGATTGCGTTTGCCTTATAAAAGGCATTTTATGGGGCTGGCGCGGCGACACGGCGAAGAGTTACGGCGGCGCGTCCTATGCCGTGAACGGCGTTCCGGACATCGGAGCAGATCAGATGATTACAAAATGTGCGAGCGTTTCGACGGACTTTTCAAACGTTGCAGTCGGTGAAGCGTTGTGGTGCGAAGGTCATATCGGCGTTTACATCGGAAACGGGCTGGGCGTTGAATGTACGCCGCGCTGGGATAACAAAGTTCAGATTACCGCCGTTGCAAATATCGGCAAGAAGGCGGGTTACAACGCGCGCACATGGAGGAAGCACGGGAAGTTACCTTATATCGACTATACAGGCGCGCAGACCGACGCTTCCGGCGGCACGGCGGAGGGCAAAAAAGACAATGCCGTGGCGGGGTATGCCGTCGGCGATATTGTCGAGTTCATCGGAACGAAACATTACACAAGCGCGAACGCTTCGAGCGGGAAGCCTTGCAAAGCGGGCAAAGCGAAGATCACGCAGATTTACAAGAGCGGAAAGCACCAGTACCACCTTGTAAAAGTGTCCGGCGGCGGTTCGACCGTGTACGGCTGGGTGGACGCGCAGGACATTTCCGGCGGGACATCGGAGCGGAAGATCACAACGGGAAGCAAAGTGCGCGTGAAAGCGGGCGCGAAAACCTATTCCGGCGGAAGCCTTGCTTCCTTCGTCTATTCCCGCGATCACATCGTCAAGGAGCTTTCCGGCAAGCGCGCCGTGATTACCTACG